CCCTGTGCCTCGATAACCCTTTGCGTAGGCCAGAGAATACAGGTCTGGGTTTATTGTGAGTCCGGAAAACTCGATCACGACACCCGAGCTTCCCGCCACAACCATCAACATGTCATTGATCATCAGTGCACCCCGCCGTAATAGCACTCCCACTGCCCAGCCCGGAGCGCCTTGAACAACAGAGTTGCCATTCCGTTCGCTGGATACTGCTGAAATGGCAGGACTGCCCCGGTGCTGTCCTTTGGCAAAACAACATTCGAGGAAAGCGCAATAGCGCGAATTGCTCCTGCGCTGATAACGTGCGCTGTTACGGTGTCTCCAAGCTGCCGGGGAGTTGGCAGGTTGAACGTGCATGTCGCATTGATTGTCACGACATGCTCGCCGCCCAGCGCCGGGTCCAGGGAATAAGTTGGGGTGATGGATGGCACATTGACGACCACTACAGTGCTCATCATCGTGCGACCGGTAATGACTCGGTCCCAGTCGCTCCACACTGTGTCGTGCAAAACACGAATAAACTTGCTGCCCTTGATCTGCCCAGCTTCCGCAAACAGAAGCTGGGTTGCCTCCTGCTTTTCTCGACTTGCGCCGCCTGTTGTTTCAACAAGCCAGGTCTGAATATTGAAATTAGTACCCTCTGAAGGCCAATCCGCACCACGTCCAGTAGTGCTGGTCAGCATTGAATAGCCTACAGGCAGACTGCTCATCAGCGTGGCATTTGTGCTGTAGACATTCGGCGCCCTGAGCACAGTCTCATTGGCCCGAGGAACCTGATTGCCTGTGGCACCTTGGGGAACCGTGATGTGCCCTGTAAATGCGCCGCCAGTTGTTGGCATGTACTGACCAGTGATGTCACCCCAGGCCAGTTGCCAGGCCGTTCCGTCGTACCAGTACCCGCGCTTGCTCAGGGCCGCGTTTGTTCCAGTGTTCGTGTAAAGCGCGCCGGCCTGCAGCGGATTGCCCATGTTGTCGGTCGTCGGGTGCGAGGTGACAGCCTTGGACCCCAGGTACATGACCTGCATTGCCGCGAGGCTGGCCGTGGCCGTGCCCGCAGCCGAGGAAGCAGTGCTCGCGCTGCCTGCCGCGGAAGACGCGCTGCCACTGGCCGCGCTCGCGCTCCCTGCCGCTGCTGACGCGCTACCCGATGCAGCAGAGGCGGCCGCCTGGGCAATCACCGTGCGCTCAAAAGCGGCCGTCGCATTGTTGAAGACGTTGGATGCCAGAGCATTCGCCTGGGGGACAAAGGCAACGTCGGCATTTACCTTGGCAAATGCCTTGACGTCGAACTCTGCAGGCGTGTCCGTCGGCTGAGGGGCAGGTGGGAATGCCGAGATGGTGGGTGGTGCAATGATGTCGGTCATGTCAGGCCCTCAAGATCCACTTCAAATGTGGAATAGTCGTAATAGTCAATTCCAAAGTCGTAATTTTTATAGAACCCATAAACTGTTGTGGATTCGTATCTTTCGGATCCAATCCAAAGACACGCTTTTGCGCGAACTTCTGCCATAAATGCATTGAGCGCATCTACTTCACCTGATGCGACGCATAACTGCAGCGTTGCCCTTTTCGCAAATGCGCGCTCGACAATTACAGTGTCTCCGAACTCAGTTCGTTCTTTGCGAGAATAGTCTTGGATTCCAACCCGTGCGCCAGCCTTTACCCAAAGACCAAATTCACGCACCACTCCAAGAAGAATAACGCCAACCGCCAATTCAGAAGTGCCTGTAACTTCAATCAGGATTTCTCCGGTTGGATACGAAGGCAAATCCGTGATCAAAGCCTGTGTTGGCGCACGTTTCTCCCCGAAATACCAAGTCCACCAAGAGGACGCAACGGGATATCGAGCAAGGCGGATAACACGCTGCGTTACCTGAGTGCCGCCTGCGTCAAATACAGTGACCTTTATTTCTACGCCGGCCCGTATATTCAGCACACCAAGAGCTGGTATCGATTGGCCAGGACGAATCCGATAGGTGATTTTGTTGGCCTGAACAGTCTGCGAAGAGTTGGACTCATCGAAGACTTTCCAGCGATTTGTTGGGCCAACTTCTTTCCACTTTGGCGTGGCGGACGGCGTTGCTGGGTTGTTCCCGACATTGCCGTCCGCCGCGCTTTCGTAGACCTTGTGCTGAGCAGCCAGGATCACCCGAGCGCCGATTGCATAGGTTGTGCCAGAGGACCACTCGGGATAGTCGTTCTCTGGCACGTCCGTGCTCACCAGCATCGCAGAGGTGACCTGCAGTGGATTAACCACACGCAGTTGGTTCATGCGTTTTGCTCCTGTCGTTCGTGAGGGAGTCCATCGCCGTCCCAGCGCTGGATAATCTTTGCGGTTTGCCGTTGCAGGCTCAAGGTCGCGGAGGCCTGGGCGCGCTGGTCCTCACGCAGTTGCGCGAGTTCAGCACGCATTGCGCGGAACTCCAGACCCAGGTCCCCTCCCAATGAGCCACCAGCCCAAGGGTTGAACGCCGCAGGTACGATGGCTTCGTCCTTGTGGACCATGGCCAGCATGTCCTGCGGCACGCGGTTCGTCCCAACGTCGAAACGCGGGATGCCGTTGCGGTCCAGGGCAGCCAGCACATCCGACTCGCTAAAGCCATACAAGTACGCGAGGTCCCTGGCGGTCCCACCAGCAGCTCGGAAGTCTTCTGCCAGACCCGTGAAATCGCCAGTACCTCGGTACTTTTCGAACGTCGGCGCGAGGCTGTCGAGACGCTTCTCGTAGTCAGGAGCGGCGTAGTCATAGATGACCGCGCCGCCGCCCAAAATCGCCGTGGGCGTCTTGTACTTGCCGCTGTTCGCCGGTTGGAATCCGCCCCCACCGCCGCCGCCCCAGTCTGGCGTTGGAGTTTTGCCCGGCCCAGAGCCGCCGCCCGATGTGGGCGGGTTTTCCGGGAAAAGCAGCGCCTCCAGCGCCTTGATCGCCTGCTCCACTGAAAGCGTCGCATCGATCTGCGCCTTGTTGCCGTCGAGCAGGTCGCGCCAGTAGCCCAGCGTCTTGTCCAGCTTCTGGAGTTGTTCTTGCGAGTTCTTCAGCTGCCGCTCTTCGACGCTAAGTTGCAGGTCTCCGAAACCGGCGATCTGCGACAGCTGATTGGCGAGCACCAGGGCGTCACGGTCGCGCTCGAATTGCGAGGCATAGCGGCCCGATGTGATGCCGCCGCGCGCCGCACTGATCGCGTCCGTGAGCCCGTCGTAGGTGGACAGCTTGGCGCCACCGCGCAGGCCAGCAATGGCCCGCTCGATGTACAGCATTCCCTGCACCGCCTGCATCTGGCCCGCCGCCGCGATGCTCCCGAACAGCTCCTTTGCTGCCTGCTTCACCGGGTTCAGGATGCTGGTGATCGCCTGCACAGCCTCTTGCGAGCTGGACAACACGCCCTGCCAGTACTCCTTCTCTCGGTTGACCGCAGCCTCGAAGTTCGCCATCGCGGCGTCCTTGGCTTTCTGGCGCTCCTCCGCGAGCACGCGCGCCATCTCTTCGGCCGCAGCCTGGGCCTCGTCCGCCGCCTTCTTGGCGGCATCAGCGGCCACCTCGGCCGACTTCTGCGCCGCGTCGGCCGCCACGCCGAACAGCTGCGCCAGGGCCAGCAGCTTGGCCGCCAGCTCGTTGTTGCCAGAGGCCAGCGCGTCCTCGATCAGCTTGCGGAAGGCCTTCTTCGCAGCCTCACCCCCTGCAGGATCGATGTCGATGCCCAGCTTTTTGAGCTGGTCTCGCACTTGGCGCTGCAGGATCTCCGCGCGCTCCTGCTCCGAGTAGAAGCCGGCATAGAAGGCGTTGACGTTGTTGGCCAGCGCCTCGATGCCGTTGGAGAACTTCAGCAACTCTGTCTGGGCTTTGGCGGTCAGGTTCGCAAAGCCGATCACCGTGTCCGCCCAGCCCTTGAACGCGGCATCGATGACTGCAATGCGCTGGATCGCGGCGTTCAACCCTTCCAGCGTCACGTCGTCGCCCAGAGCGTCCAGCTCCTCCTTCATCCAGCCTGGGATGTCGCCCTTCTTGATCTCCGTGACCAGCGCGCCACCCATCTCGGCAACGAACTTGGCCCAGGCCTTCTGGGGGTCGGTGTCCATCTCCCGATCCTTGAACCGGGACAGGATCTCGCCCGTGGCCTTGTCGATGATCTGGAAGAAGCCCATGGCGCCTTCGTCGCCGTGCTTGGGATTCACGCTGAAGCCGGCCGCGATGTCGATGTCCTTCACCGTGGCGCCGCCGATCTTGGCCAGCTGCTTGTACAGGTCCAGCATCCCCTTCAGGGTGGTATCCAGCTGCTTGTCGATCTCGGCATTGCCGCGTGAGGTGAAGTCGCCCAGGGTGTTTCCCCAGGCATCGACGCCCAGCGCCTGGCGCGCGGCCTCGGCACGGTCCTGCGTCGCCGTGGAGGCCACGCCGCCGGAGTGGTTCGGGCCACGGCTGCCGAACCAGTCGCCGGACAGGATCTTGAGCACGGCCAGGCCGGCGCCCAGGTATGGCAACGCACCGCCCAGCATGCCCAGCGCCGACGAGCCGCCGGCCAGGATGCCGGCCGCGCCCGCGCCGCCCAGGCTGGAGCCCGTCAGCGTGGCCATGATGCCCGCGCCGATGGAGCTGCCAACCGTGGTCAGCGACATGCCGCCGAACAGCAGGTTGCTGACCAGCCCCGAGGCACCGCTGCCCAGCAGGCTTGTTGCAGCCGCGCCGCCGGCACCGCCGCCGCCGATGAGCCCGCCCACCACAGCCTGCACGACAGGCTGCAGCACCAGCGTGGCAAAAAGCCGCTTCAGGTACTGCGCCGCATCTTCCCCGCCGCGCATGATGTAGTCGGAGAGCGTGTCGCTGATCAGCTGGCTCGTCTTGTCCCACTCGGTCACGTAGACCTTGCGCTGGGCCAGCGACACGCGCATGGCGTAGCGTTCCTCCACCTTGATGCGCTGCTCCTGGCGCACGGTCTCATTGAGGTCGAGGTTGCTGTCGATGGCGTTCAGGGCATTGCGGCGCTCGATCTCGGCGTCCAGCATGGCCACGGCCAGCTCGCGCGCGGCTGTGGTGCGGCCGATCATGGATTCCTCCACGCTCATGCGCTCCAGCTGGTCGCGCAGGGCCTGGTCGGCCTTGTCGCTGGCAACGCGCACGGACTCGATGGCCTTGGACTGGCGCACGTAGTCATCAGCGACCTGCTGAGCCGCCTCGGACTGCTGCTGGTACATGGCCACTTCGCGCTTGGCCTGGTCCTGACGCTTTTCCTGCTGCTTCCAGATTTCGATGCGCGAGCGCAACTCTGCCTCGTGGGCTTTGGAAAGCTTCAGCTTGCCTGCAGCAATGTCTGCATCCAGCTTGATCTCGGCCTTTTGCGCCTCGTTCAAATGTCCGGTGTATTGCACCTCCTGGATATTCAGGTCGATCTTTGCCTGATAGGCTGCCAGCAGGGCCACATAGGCCCCGTGTTCCTCCTTGGTGGCAGCAGCGCCGGCCTTGTGGGTCTTCGCTGCCTCCTTGCCGGCCGTGCTGGAATCCCACGTGCGCTTCGCCAGCTCGGACACGCCAGCGGTGTATTCCTGCTGGGTGATCGTGCCCAGGGCCAATGCGTCCTGGTAGGTCTTCAGGTCGGCGAAGTACTGTTTGTTGATGCCCGCAGCGCGCTGGCGGATGTCCGCCAGGGCCTTCTCTGCAGCGGCCTCTGCCTCGCGCTGCTTCGTGATCGTCTTGTTGTTGCCCATCCCCTCGGTGTAGGCAGAGGTCAGGCCGCCACCCAAGATGGCCTCGCGCTCGCGCTTCGCCTGCTGGAGCGACGCGATGTAGCGGTTCACATAGCCGATTTCAGAGAGCACCCATCGCCCATTGCCGGGGATTTCGGCCAGCTTCTGGAGACGATCCAGCTCTTTCTGCGCCTCTGCCATGGCCTTGGCGTTGTCGAACATATTGACCTTGGCGCGGTCGGTGCTGTTGCCGAGTTCGTACATGGTGCCGATCGCTGCGGCAGCTTGGCCCCAGAAGCCGCTCCCAGCAGCACGCGCACGCTCCATGGACACGGACATCGCATCCATGGCGCCCGCAGCCGTGCCAAAGCCGTTCGCCATGGCATTGCTGACGCCAGCGTCACCAGCGTTCTGCTTCAGCCGCTCCCAGGCGTTATCGAACTTGTTGATGGCAGCATCCAGGCGGTTTGCCGCCTTTTCTGCCGCATCACCAAGGGAGCGGTCCAGTTCCTGAGCGAACTTAGGCAGGAAGTCATCGGCCACCACCTGGCCCTGCTCCAGCATCTTGCCCAGCTCGGCAGTGGTGACGCCCATTGCGCGCGCCGCAGTCTGAAAGGCGCCAGGCAGGCGCTCGCCGAGTTGCCCGCGCAGCTCTTCGCTCTGCACGGTGCCCTTGCTAATCATCTGCTGCAGGGCCAGCAGCACCCCGCTGGTTTGGTCTGCAGACAAGCCCATCACCGCAGATGCCTTGGCCACGGATTCGAAGATCGAACGGGCCTTCTCGCCTTCCAGCGCGGTGCCGCGCGCTGCGGCAGAGAACTGCTGATAGGCCTTGGCAGTGCCGTCGAAGGCCAATCCCAAGTCGGATGTGGCCTTGCGCAGATAGGCGATTTCAGCGGCGCTGCCAACGGCGGACGAGAAGTCCAGGCTGATGCGCAGCCGCTCAGCGGATGCGCTGGCGGTGTACAGGGCGGATGCTGCCTCCTTCGACCAGCTGACCACCTGCATCGCCATGAAGGCCTGCACGCCGCGCACAGCGAGGCCCATCGTGGTTGCCAATCCGCCACCAGCGTCGGACATGGCTTTGACACCGGCCGCGCTTTCCTTGCTGGCCACCGACGCCATCTGGGCGGCTGTGCTGAACGCGCGCACCTGTTCGCCTGCAGATTGGAAGGATCGGGCCAGATCCTGGGAGGACTTCGTGGCATCAGCTTGAGCCTTCGCAGCAGCCTGAACAGCGGACACGGCCGAAGTCATCGCCGCCGCCATCTGGGCCACCGTCTGGTTGGCCGCTGTCAGCTGGGCCTGCATCTCGCGCAGGCTCTGCTGGGCGGTCTTGGCGCTGTTGCCGAACACCTGCACGCTGGAGGCGGCGGAGTCGGCGGAGCGAGCGACCGCGCCCAGCCCCTTCTCAGAGCCGTCGCCCATCGTCTTCAGGCTGGCGCCCGTCTTGGACGCGGCGCCCTCCACGTTCACCAGGGACTTTTCAGCCCGTGCACCCTGGGCCGTCAGGCTCTCCAGGGACTTGGCGGCGCGATCAACGCCTGTGGCATCAACGCGCAATCCGAGTGCTGCGACATCCATGTTGTGACCTCAACGAAAAAGCCCGCAGGGCGCGAACCATGCGGGCATAAAAAAACCACCCGAAGGTGGTTGTTTAATTAGAGATTTGCGGCACTACCCGATGAGTTTCCTTTATAGAAAATCATTATGCTGCACCCGCTAGGGGCTCCTAGTGCGTAAGTGCTTATGACAATACCGTCTTTTGAAAATGTGGACTGCGATATTCCACGTGAAGGGCGCGATCCATTAACACTTACAGCTGCTCCGTATTTTCCGCTCAATTGGGAATGAATCGAAGAATACGCAGCATCACACAACCCTGCCTCTCCAGAAAGCTCTCCTTTTACAGTAACTTGCTGCAAAGAATTATCTTTTAGATAAAAGTCGGCTCGAAAACTATGGCCATTAATGTCTACATCATCAATTCTAAATCCAAGTTTTGCTCCAGACCTCAATGTCTGTTGATCGTCAGGAGCAACAACTGCCCCATTCGGATACAAGCTCTTCAGCTCATCAGCACTTGCGCCTGTCTGCGCTTTTCCCCACAAAACTTCAGCTTGTGAGCTGGAAGATGCGACCAGTAGGATCGCCAACAATACCTTTCGCATACGCCCTCCAGGCAATTACATGGCGCTGATCGTAGCGCATCAGTGGCCAGCGGGACGGGCTTCCAGAGGGAAGTCCGTCAACTTGAATGTGCCCATGATGTTCTGGGTGATGGCGGCGCAGGCAGCATCGAAGCGGGAATCGTCGCCGTCCATGGGGATTTCCACTGCGAGACCTTGACGACCAACTGTCAGGTGATACGCGTTTTCCACCATCGAGAGCGTCAGGGCAACCTGCGCCTTCTCCTCGGGCATCACGCCGGGATGCAATTGGATTTCCAGTGCTATCACGAATTTGGCTATTGGCGCCGTACCACCTTCCTCCAAAATCTGCGGGAGCTTCGGGACAAATCTTCCGTCCTGAATGTGGCCTACCTGCATGTACGGCTTGCGGTTCGCATCGGAACTCGCCCACGTATTCTTCGCAAGCTGCAGAGTTTTTTCATAATGAACGGACAGATCAATGATCGTGTTTTTCAAGGCATCAATGTGCGCCTGACGAGCCCTCTTGTATTGCGCGAAGTGCGAGACGATGTCCTGGTAGGTCGCCACGTGAGCTCCAAATTTGATGATGTCGGCCATCGTAACAAACTCCAAAAGTTGAGGATCAAGCCCGCTGACTGGGCAGGCCATCGCCGTCCCAACGGTCCAGCAGCCGGGCGATCTGGGTGTTGAGCCGGATAATCTCGCGGCCCAGGGCCAGCGCCTCGGGCCAAGGGTCGAACGCGGGCGCAGAGCCACCGCTGCAGCCGTTCACCAAGACCTCGGAGTCGAGGGCCTTGAACTCATCGCTGCTCACCTGGCGCTCCACGATTTCAGAAGCCAAGAAACTGATCTCCACCACACCGGCCAACATGTCGCGGGCACGGGGAGTTTCGAGCTTCAGCACCTGGCCAATCTGGCGCCCATTCACGAAGCACAAACGGCGAAGGCCATCGTTCACGATCTCGACCTTGCTGAACAGTTCGGATGCATTGGTCTTACCGGCGGCAGACTTGGGCACGATGGCCTCGTCGGTGTGCACCCTGTCGGGCATGTCGCCCATGGCGCTCGTTCGGATGCCGATGGCCAGCACGGCAGAGGTCAACTGGCCGTGTTCCGCCTTTTGACGCAGAGCGCCAAGAGACACACCCAGCCCTTCAGCAGCAGTGCGCACCAGGCGCGGCGCGAATTCATTCAGGCGGTTGAAATCCTCGGCGCTCAGAACTTCGGCCGCGAGGTCTTTGGGGATGGGGTTGCAGTCCATGCTGCCTCCAGAAATGTGGCGGCCCGCGCGCGGCGGGCCAGGTGAAGAAGCGGCGGCCCGCTCCGGCCGGCTCATCCCTTGCGCATCATTTCCCGGCTGAAGGTCTTTTCCTTGCCGGTGACGTGCGAGAGGTAGGCGTTGTCCATGGCGCGGACGATGGGCTTGAAGAACTGCTCCTGCAGGCCCAGCGCCTCGCCGGCGGCGCGGATGGCTGAGATCGGGATCGGCCCAGGCCCCATGCCCACGCCGCGCTCCGTGGACAGCTCCCAGAACGCGCGCCAGATCGGCCACTCCACGTCGGTCAGTTCTGGCGGGATGAGCGCCTTGGGGATCTCCTGCCCGAAGCGGACGTAGGCCGCGATGGTCTCGGCCGCGTCGGGGTTTTCAAGTGCCCACTTCAGGCGGGCGACGAGTTTTTTCCCGCCTCCTCCACGAAGGCGTTGGCGTCGGCATCCAGCATCTGGGCCGCGCGCAGCACGATGGCAGCCAACTTTTCGCCGTTGCGGGATGTAATCCACTTCTTGGCAAGGACCTTGTCGTATGCCACCGGCTGGCCACCACTCTCGAGGCCGCTCCAGTCCTTCAACACATGGTCGGACAAGACCTCGTTCATGGATTGAGCCAATTGCTCCGGCGTAAGGGGCTTGCCTTTGTTCTGGGCACGCATGGATGCCTGTTTGTCGGTAATCGCCTTTTGCACGTCAGGCGATGTGATGCCGCACACCTTCAGGGCCAGTCCGGGCATGCCGCCGATGTCGCGCACCCAGGCGCCGTTGTCCAGTGCTTCCAGACCTTCGTCGGTGACGATGAGACTATTGATGTCCATTTTGCGAATTCCTCGGTTCGATGGTTCAGGCGGGGCCGGCGGGTGAACCACTCCCCCCGGCCCCTGGCCCCTTTCGGGGTTTCAGTGAGCCGAGGTCAGACCTCGACGATGTTGGAGTCCACGGCCAGCGACCAGGTGCGCAGGTGCACGGCCGTGGCGGCGCCGCCGGAGCGCGCGCCGGGCATGGCCAGGGCGTAGAACAGGTCGGTCATGCCGGCAGGCGGTGCGGACGCAGTGGTCACGCCGGTGCTGGTGCCCGTGGTGTCGATGGCAGCGCCGCCGGGCGTGGCCGCCACGGAGAAGGCGTTGGTGGTCAGGCCCGTGGCCACGACGTAGTAGACCGTGCCTTCCGTCAGGCCTGTAGGCAGCGCGCCGCCCTCGTTCGTGAAGACGACAGGCTGCCCGGCTTCCAGGCCGTGGGCGTTCCAGGTCACGACGCCGGGCGTGGCGATGCTGATGGCGACCACGGACGAGGGCTGGCAGTCCGCGCCCCATTCGATCTTGAACTGGTACGGCCGGCACTCATCGATGGCCTGCTTGAACTTGATCTGGCCCGGGTCCGTCGCCATGGGCACGAACTGGTTTTCCATCGTGCCGGCGTTCAGCGTGGTCTTGATCTTGCGGGTGCGCCGCTCGTTGATCAGGTCCTGCTCGGCCACGTTCTGGGTGTCGCCGATGCTGCCGGCATTCGCCCAGCCGCCAATCTCCGTCCAGGTCGCTCCTTGGAAGTCGGCCGCAGTGACTGCGCCCTTGGCGGTGACGGGACCGCCGATGAAGATCTTCGAACCCGCAATGGGGTAGAGTCCACCGCTCATAGTGTTTGCTCCTACGCAAAAAAGCCGCACAGGGGCGGCGAAACGAAAAACCCGGCGCTGGGCCGGGTCGGTTGAAAAAACGATGCTGGCGCCCGCGCGGGGCGCTATTCGGTGGGCGTGGCGCCCTTCTTGACCCGGCGTTCAGCGCGCGGGGCCTGCTCCTCGGCCAGCTCAGCAGAGCCGGTCTTCTCCTTCAGCCCCACCATCTCGGCGGCGCCTTTCACGACGTGGCCCAGGGCCTCGCCCACCTTCGCCCGGTAGAGGGCATCGCGCGCGAGCTGTTGCCGCGCCTTGCAGTCAGGGCACATGGCCACCTCCTTTCATGCAGTTTCAATCCACGCGCCACGAGTGACGCGACCGCTTACGCAAAACATCGCCAGGGGATGCGAACGGGGACTGTCCAGTACCCCGTGTCCTCGTAGCCCTCCTGGACATGCGGGTACGAGCTGACGGCCACGCACACGGCGCCGTAGCGCATCTGCGTGCCGTCGATGAAGTGTTCAGCGATGCCGGCGGCGATCTGGTCGTAGACCGCCACGTCCTGGCCCAGCGGCTGCACCAGCGTGACCATCAGCGATCCACGGCGCTCGTGCGGCTTGCCGTCGGCGAGCAGCTGGCGTGTCGGCGCCACCGTGACGCGGCCGATGCGCAGGAACGGCAGCAGCTGGCCGCCGGAGCTGGGCACCTGGAATGTCTGCCCGGGCCAGGCCCTGGGGTATGCCAGCGGCAACGTGTCGATGCGCGACTTCAGGGCCAGCCAGATGGATGTCTCAGTCCCTGGTGTCATTTGCGAGCCTCCACGCTGTCCTGCGTCTCTTTCGCGGCCTGGGCCACGATCTGGGACCAGGCGTCAATGGCGCCCTCCAGGAAGTGGCTGCCGGCCTGGTTGAACACGCGGCCCAGCTTGTCAGCGCCGACGAACCCATAGTTCTGCCGGCGCGCGTAGATGGCCTGGTAGCCGAGCCAGATGGGCTGGTTCAGCTTCAGCGTGGCGATGACCACGCCCACGGTGACGCCAGCCGTCGGCGTGGTGCTGGTCTTCGGCATGCCCTGGGTCGATGCCACCAGCGAGCGCGCCAAGTTGCCACTCTCGAATGGCACGCGGCCGCCCTGGGGCTTGGTCTTGGCCATCTCCTCGGCCAGCAGCTCTACGCTGCGCCGGTATACGGCCTGCGTGCGAGCCTCGGTCTCTGAGGCCCATTTCCCGATCATGTCTGCGAAACCGGCCATCACTCGAGCCCTACGGTATGGTCCAGGCGGAACTCCGTGTCGCACCCGCACCGGATGTTGTGCTTCGCGCCTCCCTTGGGGTCATGCGCGTGCTGCAGTTGGGCCCCGTCCGGGAAGATGAACGGCGTGAACAGGCCGCGCACCGATTTGCCGGACTTGGCCAGGTGGTCAGGGCGGTGGTATAGCGAAGCGCCGCGCCGATGCCGCCAGGTCTTGATCACTGCACTCGGGTCGAGCCCCTGAGATTCGGCCAGCTGGCGCCATTCCTCCATTCGAGCCGACATCACCGCGTTGGCGGTCTCCGTCTCGGCCACCGTGTCGGCCCGGGCCTTCAGCAGTGCGTTTCGGTACTGGCGCTCGCTGATGGCCCTCTCTGCGTCCGGCACGGCCTTGCCGGCCTTGTAGGCCTTCAAGATCCGCTGTTCTGTGGCAGTGTTGACCTGGTAGCGCACCGACAGCGTGCCGTCGGCGTGCTCGATCACCAGGGCCCGGACACCCTCTGCCGTGCGCATTCCCTCGGTCACAGCCTGCAGGCGCGCGGCGCGCGGACCGTCCAGGCCCAGCACGCCCCCCTCGCGGGCAGTGCCGCCAGTGGCCCGGCCAACCAGGTCCACGGCGATGTTGCGCGGGCCCTGGCCCTGGGCATACCCGGCCTCGATGACGCGGCGCGCCACCTCTGCCTGCTCCTGGCTGAACCCCACCACGCGGCCGGCCACGTTCTCGGCGATCCACTCCTGGGCGCCGGGGCTGGTCATCCGGAAGCGGTTGCCAATCCCGGCAATGCCCTGCGCCTGGATCTGCGCTGCAGTCGATGCGCCAGCCTTGGCGTAGGTGTCCGTCATGACCGAGCTGTATTCAGCCCAGGCGGCCGGGTCGATGTGCAGTGCCGCGATGGCGGCCGGCGTGTCGAAGCGCGCCAGCGCGTCCAGCAGCGCCCGCCAATCCACGTTGGCCTGCAGGTCCGTCACCGAGGCCATGAAGGCGCGGTGCACCTCGGGCCGCAGCTCAGCGATCAGCAGCGCGAACAGGCGCGCCTGGGACATTGTGGGGCGCGTGGCCATGGTCAACCTCGAATCGTGAACTTCACCGCCGCCGTGGTGCCCGCCGCCGGGATGCGCTCGAAGGCGATGATGTGGACCGGCGTGCCGTCCACGGAAAGCGTGTCGCCGGCCTGGTACTGCATCTGGGGCACCTCGCAGATGGCCTGCCGGTCGGACGCCAGGATCACTGTGCCGCCCATCTCCGTTCCGACCAGGCGCTGGCTCACCCCGCGCACCGCGCCGCGCAGCGT